ATCATATGCAATGTTAGGTGTCTTTGGTTTATATACAAATACATAATAATTTCCAGCTTCAGGCATATTACTTCCTTCTGTTAATACATCAAGTATTTCTTGTGCTAAATCATCAGCACTTTCATTGCCGATAAGATTTTTCATTACTGGATCTAAACGACTCATATACCTAACTCTTTCTCTGTAACAACTTTAAACTCCCACATTCGGTCAGCACAAAACTCCCTTGCCATTTTCCACTTTGCTTGATTTTTTGCATATTCATATGCTTCACGAATATAACCTTTTGTTTGTCTTTTTGGTTTTGTTGGTGGTTTTGTTTGCTTTGCTGGTTTCACTTCAATTACATATCTTTTTATTTTTCCATTTACTTCCTTAACCTTCATATAAAAATCTGGGAAGTATCGGTGTACTCTATTATCAATAGGAGATCTATATGGTATTGCTATTTCTTCACTTGCCCATTCTAATATATTAGTGTTTTTATCACAATACACCATAAATTTTCTTTCCCAAAGTGATCTGTAAATTATATTAGTCGGATCACCTTTGTACTTTTTGGGATGTGATGGATAGTATTTTCCCCTATAAGCCATCTAAATAACTATACTATAGTTGTATTTAGAGTGCCAGCACCAAGACCAAAGAGAATATCAGATATATTACCTAAGTTGCAGAACGTAGCTCAAACTTCAAATTTTCTTGTTAAATTTGCATTACCAAATGGTGAGTTAAAATCTCATATGAGAAGAAAGGGTTTAAATGATCGTTTTGTTATAGAAGATGCAGGATTGTTATGTTATAATGCAGTGTTGCCAGGTAGTGCACTAGCTGCAGTGAATACAGTTGGAGATTATCAAGGTATGGTTGAGAGATTTGCACATACCAGAAATTTTACTCAAGTTAATTTTGAATTTTATGTTGATAATGAATATAAATCTCTTAAGTTTTTAGAACATTGGATGGAATTTATAACTGGGAGTAATTCAAATGATTTATCAGCAGATTCTTATTATTTTCAATTAAACTATCCTGATGATTATAAATCAAATGATACTCGTGTGATTAAATTTGAAAGAAATTATTCTCAGTTCTTAGAATATAGATTTGTTGGTTTGTTCCCACTTAATTTAAACTCTACAAGAGTGCAGTATGGTAATTCCCAAATATTAAAAGCAACAGCTTCATTTAGTTATGATCGTTATATCTGTGGTGAGTCATCTTCATTAGCAAGAGATTTGGGAAGGGCATTTAATGATTTAAGATCAGCGATCAACCCAAGTAAAGATGGTGCAGTTTCATATGGTGATAATGATAGACTGAATAATATATTAAGAGTAAGTAGTACATCAGGAGGCACTCTGAATTCAGATGTTGCAAATCTAAGGACTTCTATAACAGGAAATGTAACATCGGTGGCAAATGCAGCAGGACAAGGATTACCTGGTCCTGGTCAAGTTATCTCTTGATAAACCACTATAAATAGTGACATTGAAGTGCTTAGAATATTATGCCTTTACCAAAAATTTCAACCCCAACTTACGAGTTGGTGTTACCTTCGTCAAATAGAAAAATAAAATTTAGACCATTCCTTGTAAAGGAAGAGAAAGTTTTAATTCTAGCGATGGAGTCTCAAGATACGACACAGATTGCAAATGCAGTCAAAGATGTCATATCTAATTGTATCCTCACAAGAGGAATTAAAGTTGACAAATTGTCAACATTTGATATTGAATATTTGTTCCTTAATATAAGGGGTAAATCTGTAGGAGAAGATATAGAAGTTATGGTAACTTGTCCAGATGATGGTAAAACACAAGTTCCAACATCAATTAATATTGATTCTATAAAAGTTCAAACAGATAAAAATCATTCAAAAGATATAAAATTAGATGATAATTTTACACTTAGAATGAAGTACCCATCATTAACTGAGTTCATAAAAAATAATTTTTCAACTGGGGAAATGAATGTTGATGATACTTTTGATTTAATTTCACAGTGTATTGAACAAGTTTATTCTGAAGAAGAATCTTGGACTGCAGAAGATTGTACAAAGAAAGAGTTATCTCAATTCTTAGACCAATTAAATTCTAGTCAATTTAAAGAAATTGAAAAATTCTTTGAAACAATGCCAAAATTATCTCATAAAGTAAAAGTTATCAATCCAAATACTAAGGTTGAAAGTGAAATTGTATTAGAGGGGCTACAGAATTTTTTCGGGTGAGTATGGCACACGAAGATCTTGAGTCATACTATAAATTGAATTTTGCCTTGATGCAGCACCATAAATATAGTTTGACAGAGCTTGAAAATATGATGCCTTGGGAAAGAGAAATTTATGTTTCACTTTTACAACAACATATTGAAGAAGAAAATTTAAAAGCACAACAAGAACAAAATGGATGAGGAACAAGGGTTATCATCACCACTAGCAGGGAGTATTAGAGGTATTAGGAGAAGTGTATCTTCTAACATCTTTACTGGTCGTGCTGTTCCACCACCTGTAGCAGATCCACAAACAACAAGTTTACTTACACAAAATTCACTTACTTTAACAACTGTATCAAAACAATTAGAAAATATATCTTTAAATTTAAGTACACTTAATTTTTCACTATCAAATATAAAAGATAATTTAGCAATAAGTGATACCTTAGACAGACAGAGAGAAGCAGCAAAAAGAAATAGAGAAAGAATACTTGCAGAGCAAGGATTGAGAGAGGGTAAAGAAAATGATATTGAGAAAAGAATACAATTTGCATTACAAACACCTGTTCGTCGTATTGCTTCTACAACTCAGGGTGTATTACAAAGGTTAGTTGATTTCTTCCTGATATTAGCAGGTGGATGGTTGACTAATACTTTAATTAATATGATCAATGCGAATGCAGAAGGTAATGTTGATTTATTAAAATCTTTACAAAGAAAGTTAGCAACTGGATTATTAGTAATAGGTGGAACTCTAACAGCAATAACGTTTGGACTGTCAAAGATATTGTCACTTACTGCATTATTGGCATCGAGAGCAGTCAGATTTGGATTTAATAATATTTTGAGGAGACCATTTCAAACTGTTATTAATTTACTTAGAACTAGATTAGGTAGAGTTTTTGGTCTAGGTGTTGGTTCTGCTGGTGGTGGTATTGGTGCAGGAATAGCATCATTACCATTTATTGGTGGTATATACCTTTTCATAAACAATCAATTTAAAAAACTTGCAGCACGTTTTGGAGGAAAACCATTTGGAGTTGAAGGTGGACAAATCGGACCAACACCTCCACCAGCGATTGCAAAAACTGGTGGTTTCTTAGGACCATTTAGAAAAATATTTGCTGGTGTAAGAAGTACACTTGCATTGGGTACATTATTTGATATCTTTATAAGTGGAGAAAATCCTGTAGATGCAATTAAGAATAATCTTGGTGGTGTTCTCATCGCAGCGATTGCTGCACCATTTATTCTTAAGTTGATTGGATTTTTAGGATTAGCTGGTTTAGCAGCAGGAGTTGTAAAATTTGTTCTTGGATCAATATTTTTTGGAATAGGAAAATCATTATTCAATCGTTTTAGGGTATTTGGAGGTAACAATCAACAAGTACAACAACCAGATCCAGAGGAGGTTGAACTTATACAACCATCAACTGAAACAATAGCATTTGGAGGAGAAAATCTTAACAACACTAATACATTAGTTGCACAAACAACAAACATTGCAGATAATATTGTTCCTGTTAACAATAAGAAAGAAATGAATGTTGCAGAAAATATTTCAAATTTTGAAGAAGGAGGCACAACGATTGTAAATATTCCAACAGATGACGGTGCTCAAACACAGGAAACTCAACTAGCTTCTGCAGGTGGAGTAGAAAAACCAACGTCAACAATTCCATTCATTGGATTTGATAATGACAATATACATACACAGTATGCTGTGACTACATATGGAGCCTTTGCCTAATGTCGTTAAGAGCAAGAAGAGACTCATTATTAAAATCATCGATAAGTATCAAATCGATGAGAGATTCTGTTGCTAAGTTTAATAAAGGATTGCAGCAAGCAAAAAAAAGTGCCTTTGAAATTGTAAAAAATACAAAAGAATCAAATGTATTCAAGAGAACTTTAATAGGTAGGGATAATAACTTTTTTAGAAAAAGACAAGAGAATATAAGAAGAAAAGATCGAGAGGATGAAATTGAAGCAGTATCATTATCTGGTGCTGTAAAACAAAGGGGAACTATACTCGCAAAGAGTACAAGAGGTTTTTTAGGTAGAATGCTAGATTTTGTTGGTATTTTATTAATTGGGTGGGCAGTAATTAATTTACCAAAAATCATAAAGGCATTAACTGGTCTTATTAATTTAATAAGGAGAGTTACAGGTATTTTAAAATCTTTTATCAATACTATAAAGGATATTGTAGTTGGTATTGGTACAGTGATTAGCGATGCCCTATCTAAATTACCATCTTTTGATTTTGAAAAAAATAAAAGAGGCATAGAACAAAATTTAGAGAGAGCTTCAGGTGGTTTAACAAGGTTGGATAGGCAACTAGTTCAATCTGGAAATGACTTTACTGATTTTGGTGCTGAAGTAGAACAACAATACGAGCAAGAATTAAAGGATGCTGAGAATGAGGGATTAGTAGAAGGAACTCCTTCATCATCTGATGGTGTTAAAGAAAAACAAAATGAAAAAGATACTATAGAAGGATATAAAGAACAAATTGGATTTAATGTTGATACAATTACAAAGAGTAAAGATAATAATCAAGAAAGAGAAGAAACTAAAGATCCTATTGATAATATAAAACCAAGAAAAACTTCTACAGAAAATGTAGAAGCTGATGATCCAAAGATAAATGTAAATAAGATACTAGATGATGAGATTAAAAAAAGTAATGTTGATCCAAAAGGAGAGTTTGATAAACAATCTTCCAATCAGATTAATAATTTTAATATTAGACCTACTGATACTGGAAATAATGAGATAAACGAGTTTAACAAGCGAAGAAATGAAATTATACTACAGAAAAAATATGGTGGAACTGGTAGACCAATTACTGTAGGAGATAAAACTTATAATCCTGGTGATAAGGGTTATACTGAAGCAATTAATATGATTCAGGGAGTTATGAATAAAAGTGGAGCTATCGTTCCGATAAAAAGAGAAAGATCAAAATCTGTAAGAAGTAATAAAAAGAAAAAAGGAGATACTATTTTTATAGTTGAAAAGAAAGTTCCTGTGAATAATATGCAACCTATGATGGCAAATGCAGGAAGTAAAATGGGATTAAATAATTTAGGGGAGTTTGATACTAACAAAACTCTTATGAAATTACAAAGCACATCCACACTTAAGTACACATAATGGCAGCAATAGATAGTTCACTTTATGAAAAATTTTTAATTGAATCAGTAGATGGATCAAAAACTGCTGATATATCAGAGGGTGTTGTCAGTTTTAATTACAATGAAGATTTGTACTCTCCTATGTTAACTGCAAAAGTTTTAGTTATCAATACTGGTAATACAATAAAGGGAGAGGATGGAAAAATGGAGTCGTTATATAATGGATTTCCTTTGAGAGGTGGTGAGAGAGTTGTAATTAAAGTGTCAGGTAATTGTGCAACAAATAAAGGTCTAGACTTTTCTGATAAACCAAGTAAATATTTCTACGTTGGATCTATCACTAATGTGTTAATAAAAGATGGTAAAGAAACGTTTACTTTAAATTTAGTTTCAAGAGAAGCAATAACAAATGAAACTATAAGAGTTGGTAAAAGATTTCCTACATCACAAAAAATATCAGACAGTGTTGAGGATATATGTAAAAATTATTTAAGTTCTGATAAATTGTATGATAATGATGAAACTGAAAACCCATATGGTTTTATTGGTAATATGAAAAAACCCTTCACAATATTGACTTGGTTGGCATCAAAATCTGTGCCATCAAAGGTTGCAAAGGGTGGATCTACAGCAGGTTATTTTTTCTTTGAAACACAAAAGGGTTTTAGATATAAATCTGTTGATCAATTGATTGACCAAGATCCATATGAAGAAACATACGTCTACACACCTGGTGTAGTTGAATATAAGGGACCTAATAATGATTTTAAGATTTTGGAATATAGTACTCAAAAGAATCAAAATCTTTTAGATAATTTAGAGAGAGGTGCATATTGCAGTCATAGAAAATATATTAACCCTTTAACATTTGAATATACACCAACACCACAAACTGTATTTAAATTAGATGATTATTCAGGAAAGATGAAAAATTTAGGTAGTGATATTGATGTAACTTTACCCTCTTTAAGTGATAAGGATAATCGTACACTTGCTTCTGTACCTAGTAGATATATTACTGGATTTAAAGATATAGGTACTGTTGAAAATGACGTTTCACTTAGTGAAAATGCAGATCCATCTTTTATTCACTCACAAGCTATGATGAGATATAACATATTGTTTACACAATTATTAGTGATGACTGTTCCTTTAAATACTAATTTAATTGCAGGTGATATTATTAACTGTAAGTTTCCAAGAATTGACCAAGAGAAAAGGAAAGAAATTGATCGTAATCAAAGCGGACTATATATGATAAAGGAGTTGGTGCATTATTTTGATGCTTCAGGATCATATACAAAACTTAAATTAGTAAGAGATACTTTTGGGGAGAGAGAAACATGATTGAAAATAATATTTTAAAAAGTAATTTTTTAGGAAGAGATGGTTTTAGATGGTGGGTTGGACAAGTCGCACCAGAAGAAGCACAGGGTAAACAAATTAATGGTCAAGGATGGGGAAATCGTTTGAAGGTTCGTATATTGGGATATCATCCTGATGATGATGTAGAATTAACAAACGAACAATTACCTTATGCACACGTATTATTATCACCTGAGTCTGGATCTGGAAGGGGTAATAAAGGAAAATCTATAAGGATATTGCCAGGTGATAATGTATTTGGATTTTTTCTAGATGGAGATGATGCTCAACAACCAATTATAATGGGTGTCTTTGCAAATACAAAACAAGCATCTACAATAATGGGTGATAAGTATACTCAACCTTTTGTTCCATTCACAGGGTATACTAGTAAAGTTAAAGCAAGTGACTTCATGATTAAAAATGAAGTAAGTGATCAATCTGGTCAATATTCTCAAAAATCTGTAAGACACATAAGTCCAAAACAAGCAAAACAACTTCAAGAAAAAACAAAAGAAATTGAAAGATCTGCAAGTGCTTCTTTAGGACAAGTTGTAAACTTTGCAGGTAATAATCAAAATGCTCCAGTTAATAAGATAAAATCTGAATTGCAAAATGCTGTTTCAAATTTTGATATCGCATCGGCAAAGGAAAAGTCTGGTATTTTAGATAATGTTGCAAGGAAGATATCTGGAATTTCAAATGGAATTTCAGGTAGCATCATTAATAAGACCTATGCTGAGTTAGCACCTAAATTAAATACAGGATTACATGATCTATATAAAAAAACTTATGCTTTAGTATTATTAGCGACACAAAATCCTGCGATTGCAAAAAAGGCAGGGACTGCAGCACAAACTGCAATGGTAGGACCAGTAAGAAATATACAGAATTTTCTACCTTGTGCAGCAAAAAATATAAGCGAAAATTTATTTGGATCTATTCGTAACATCTTGGGTAGTTTTTTAAATAATGTCAAAAACTTCACTGATTGTATTGGTGATCAGTTTGTCGGTGCTATATTTAATGATGTAATTAATAAAATCAATGGTCAACTGGGAGGTTTGATGAAGGGGGTTTCTAAAATATTTAATGGTAATTTGATAGGAATGCTTAGATCAACAGCAGAGGGTATCTTAGGTATGGCAAATGCTTTTGATTGTGATCTACCTGTTGCAGACTTAGCTGCAAAAACAAACCAATGGACAATAGGTAAAGGACCCAAAGACAACAATATGTTTAATCTTGATAAAGTTGCAGGAAGTATTTTAGCAACTGCGAATGCAGCACAATCTTTACAAGAAGCAGCAGCAAGTCCAGGTGGAATATTAGGAAACCTAGGAGTTTTTGATTTTATGAGACCTGATGTTAGCACACCTGGTTTTGGTAGTCAATTAAGTGATTGCTATACTGGACCTCCTTTAAATTGTTCTGGAATTCAGGTCAATATTTTTGGTGGAGGTGGAAAAGGTGCTACTGGTAAGGCAATTTTAGGTGCAATAGTTGGTGATACCTTTGCAGAACAAACTGGAAGTTTATTAGGTATACAAATGACAAGTGGTGGTTCAGGATATACAACTCCTCCATTTGTTGAAGTTGTTGATAATTGTGATCAGGGTTTTGGTGCTGTTGCAAGAGCAGTAGTGGATTATGATCCACAGTCACCAACATATCAACAAGTAGTTGATGTTTATGTTGTATCACCTGGTGAAAATTATCCTATTATTGAACCAGATGATGATGGAATTTATAATGTTGATCACGTTGTTGTTGTAAATTCTGGTCAAGATTATAGTGAGGAAGATGTTGTTACTGATGATCAAGGAAACATTTACACAGTATTCCTTGATGAAACTGGAAGGATATTAAACGTAATTCCTCCAGACCCAGAAAGAGTTAATGTTGAACCTGTAACTGAACAACCAGAATTAACTATTACTACTTCTACAGGATTTGGAGCAATTCTTAGAGCACAAATTTTACCAAGACCAGAATTCCAAGGTGAGGTAAAACAGGTGATTGATTGTATTACACCTCGTGATGGTATTGTTGGATTTATAAATGGTGAGGCATATTATGGATCATTCCATGTTATGCCATCTGGTGTAAAAATGACAGGATCAACTCATAGTGATAATGATATGATAATATATGATACACCTCAACAAAGTAGAACATCAACCGCAACAATTTCACAGACAAATGTTTCCAGCACCACAACCCAGACTACTACAAGTAGCACTACTCAAACTAACACAACTAACAACACAAGTCAGCAAACGACTGGACAGAGTAACACTTCTGTTTCTGATAACACTTCTAGTGATAGCGGGTCTTCGGGATCAGGTGGGAGTTACACAGGATACTGATAAATATTAATAAGATAGAAAAACTATGGCAACTCCAAACGCAGCAGAGAGAGGAAATTGGCAGAATAGAGAATATGAGTCTTTTGGACCTCATTTCAGGATTGATACTGGAAATCCACAGAATGGATATAATGGTACAGTTGTTTATGATCTATTAGGTGATGGAAGTGGTGGTAATACCAGTGCATTGGGTATGACACATGGAGGATTATATCATATTTACAATGATCAATGTATAGAAATTGTTGGAGGTAGGAAAGTAGATGCTGGTGGGGTTTGTGTTAATATTATTGGTTCTAGTGGAGATGTGACAATTACTGCAATGAGTAATGGTGATGTAAAGGTAACAGGTGCAAATATAATACTAGATGCAGATAAAAACGTCGAAATAAATGCTGGAGGAGATTTTAGAGTCAAAGCTAGTAATTCAATTAATATGAGTTCAAATACTTGTTATATCAAAGCACCATATGGAAAGATAAGAGTACGTGAAGTTGGTTGGATGGGAGGAGTATTTGCAGGTACAAAAGTATCTGAGAGTGTCTGGGGTGCATAATGTCAGATATTTTCAAAGATGGTAGTGTTCCGTTTCCCGATTATGATAATGAAGACACTGATAATTTTACGAAAAAGGCAGAGTTTACAGATGATGTATTCATCTATGGAAATTTATATGCAAATGTAAAATCTGAAAACATTCAATTTTCAGAGACAACATCTTTTGCGAACGTAAATGTTGAAAATATATTTCTAGGTGGTGGTATAGTTGGTTCTTCTGGTATATTTGACTGTCTTACTGCAAAAAATAAATTTGATGTA